TCATATATAGCACCTGTATTTGGTACATACCCACTTAAATCAGAACTTGTTATGTAACCAACATCGTTTACTAGTTCGGAGATGTTATCGCCTGCTACTAAACTAGTATAAGGAATCCATCTTTGACCATTCCATTTGATAGATTGATTAGTTGTAATTCCTGATACATCAACATCAAGAAGTTGATAAAGATTCCTATTTGTTGATACAACATGTGTACCACCTATTTTCTTTATTTCATCTAACTCTTTTCTTAGATTTTCAATAGCTTCAATAGATAACTTATCACCCTCTTGCAATAACTCAAGTCCATCACGAAACTTATCACCATATTGTGGTAATTCATTTGGATTTAATACTGCAACTTCTTTAATAATCTCAATAGGTTGCTCTCTAATTACCTCTGTCTTTTCTTTAATAGTTTCAACAACTTTCTCAACAACAGGTACATCAATTTTAGATGCAATCTCTTGTTTATCTTTACTTGTTAATATATAACTATCTCCCTTATCCCCCTTAATAGCTGTAGGCATTTTAATAGTACCAAATACATCAGCAATCATTTTTTGTATCTCATCTTTTTCCACCTGTCTACTACTAATACTCTCAATCAAGTCTTTTATTTCAGGTATATCTTGATTATACTGGTCGTCAAGTTCAAACAGATACTCCAAAAGAGTAGCAGCACCTTTAGATTGAAAATCCACAAGTTTAGCAACTTTTTTTAGTTTCTTCTGTTGTTCTTGTGTGAGGTTCATGTTAGAATTATGTTATGTTAATAATCGTCTTGATAGTTGTTGTTTGTATATTACTTAGACAGTAATTCATCTAGTAATTTATTTAGTGCAGCTTTTCTTACTGCATCTGTTTTTCCTGCTACATCTCCAACAGCTGTACTTACAAAATCTTTAATTCCTCCTGATAATGCTTCTTGAGTTAGATTTTTATATCCTGTTCGTGGAGCTATATCATAGTATCTACTTAATACATTCATAACATCTTGTAGTGTTTCAACAGATGTGAGTGTTTTTCCTTTTACTTTTGTTGCATTATCTACAAGCTGTAGAACTCTTCTTACTGTAGCATTTCCTATACCTGCACTTGTTAATCGTCTAGCAAGAATCCCTGCTGATAAGTTTAATACATCAGTTGCACCCTCTTTATCTGCTTTTAATAAGTTTACAAGTTCATCAATAGGCTTTGATACTTTTGCATATTTTGCATTTACTTCTCTATATTTAGAGTTAGCATTATCTAGTACATTTGATAATCCTCTTCGTATTGATTCATATGCACTTTCTTGTGTACCTGTGATTTGAACACCAGCTTTTTTCTTACCACCTAATGATTCTCTTAACTCTTGTCTTAATAAGTGTTTTTGTTTACCTGTACTAGCTTTTACAGCATCATTAAATATAGACTGTATAGCACTTCTATCACTTGCTGTTTCTGCTGTTGCTAAAACTGTATTAGTAAAATCAAGAGTACCATCATCAGCTAGTTTTAATCCCTCTAACCCTCTTGTAGTCTTTAGAGCATCATATACAGGAAAAAATGCTTCTGCTTCTGATACATTTCCAAGATTATCTGCAACTTCTCCTAACTGTTTTCCTATTCTTGCTTGTTCTGATTGTAATGTTTTTAATCTATTAACAAATGGTTTTCCTACAGTTTCCATAGGGTCTATTTTTGTTGCTCCTGATTCAAAATCTTGCACATTCTTAACAAGTTTAGAGACTGCTTGTTTCTGTTCTTTAGGTATATTATTCAATGTCTGTACATCTCGTATATCAACTCCATCTTGTACAGCTTTCTGTGATGTTTTTGTTGGTAATGCTTTTATAGTTTCTTGAACAGCTTTCTTTTCTGCTATGTTTGTACCAATTCTCTCTGGTATTCTCATAGCACCCTCTACAGCTAGTTTACCAGTATCAATAACACTACCTACAACATCTGTTACAGGTTTAATAGTATCACTTATTGCATTTGTTGTACTATCTATAGCACCTCCTACAGCATCTGCTCCTGTTTTGAACTGTTCAATAGTTCTACTAACTACTGTTTTAGGGTCTATTTTACCAGTTTCTCCTTTTGCCATAGCCAAGTTTAATGCACGACCAAAATCTTCACCTGCATTTGGATGTTCCATTGCAAATTTTTGTACTGCTGGTATGTCTGAAACAGGTATCATATCAGCTATTTTTTTTCCAAGATAATCAGTCAATTTATTAAATCCTGTAGCTTGAATAGCTGCACTAACTGGAGCGTATATAGCTCCTGCAACATCACCTGCTGTTCTCGCTCCTGCTTTTACAACCCCCTTTAATACATTACCTTGTGCAATATCCGACGCACCAGCTTGTATATCAGTCTTTAACTTATTTGCTATACCCTGTTCTCCTCCTCCATATAGCGTACCTAATCCTTGTATAGCCTCTTTTGCTGGATTAAATAACTTACTTCCATCAATTTCCCCTGATGGTTGTATATTACTAAACTGTTTAACAGTTTGTGTACCGTATAGTTTTTCAAATTGTTCTTTAGTTAATTTCTGCATATATTTTATTTTAATATTGTATAAGTTCCATCTGAATTTTGTGTTGCATAATGTCCATCAGGTGTCTGAATAACTCCAACGTCTGCAATATTTCCTCCACGATATATGTAATCAAGTTTTTTGAAGTTGTTAATTGTATCAAGCTCATTTTTTATATTCTTTTCAGTTGTATTATATCCAACTGTAGCACCATCACTATCCTTTATAGTCCATGTTCCTAGTTTTGATGCAGCAGCAGCCAATGTTTGTCTTTCTCCATCTGACAATGCACCGAAAGTAGCACCACTAGCTTTTGCTTCTGTTAGTTTATCGAGTGTAGCTTGTTCTTTTAATTGTTCCACACCTGCGATAAAGTTTTGTGTATCTCCTGATAGTTTTAATTGTGCGTCTCTAACTAATCCACCAGCTCCAACTATTGATAATGCCTTGCCTATTACACCTCCTATGCCACTTGGACTTCTTGATAGAATTGATGTACCAACGGCTGTTTGAATACCTTTACTTTTAGTCAAATCATTTATATTTGAGACTTCTTGTTGTATTCTTGCAGCTGAAACAGGAGTTAGTGTAAGACCCGCTTTCTTAGCTTCTGCTGTAGCTCTTGTTTCTGCCATATCTTGATAAATCTTACCAATTTGTGCTTGTTTATATTGTCTATCAAGTGCGTTATTCAATCTCTGCTCTTTACCAATATATCCTGAATTAGCACCAAGTGTTGTTACTTCACCTGCTGTTTTTGCATTTTGTATTTGTCTGATAAGCTCTTGATTAGTACCACCACCATTGTTAGCAATCTCTGTAATCATTTGAGTCTTTGCATTTTGCAATGTTTCAATATCTTTTTTCTGACTCTCAAGATTGTTAGTAATAAAAGCAAGTTTATTCTGTTGTTCTTTAGATAAGAAATCAACATTATCTTTTCCAAAAGTTGAAAGGTATGCAATCTTTGTATCAAGTGGAGCTGTTAGAAGTTTAGTTTGTCTATCTGCATTTTCTCGTATTGCTGTTATATTTTGATTAGCTGCACTTTGTCGTATTGCAAGGTCTGCAAGTCTACGACCATATGTATCGTTAAGAGTATTTTGCGATATTTGCTTTTGTGCTTCTGTACCATACCCCTGTCTTATTTTCTCCTGTTCGTTACGTAATGCGACTTGCTCGTTTGCTATAGATGTATTTATTTCACCAAGAACCTTTTGTTGCTCCTGTAGTCCTGCTTGATTTTCAAGATTTACTTGATTAGCTTGTACATCAGCTTTTTGTCCAAACACATTTAGTGCAAGTTTTTGTAATGCTTGATTTGCATCTTGTGCTTCTGTACCTGTTGCCTGTTGAACTTGTTTATATTGATCTTGTGCAACCTGTACACTAGGTTGCGTACTTGCAATTACTCCTGTTGCTGTTGTATCTTGAACAGTTTGTTGTGGAACTTTTACTTGTGGTGTTGATTGTAAAGAATCAACAGTCATTGAAATACCAGTATTACTTGGATTTGTATTTATATTATTCTGTGGTGTCGGCGTAGAAGATACTAAATAACTAGACTTTGCAAAGTCTGATAAGTTATTATAATCATTTTGATTAACTTGTATTTTTTCTTGTGTGGGTTGCATGTTATTTATTTATATTACTATCTAAAATTAACTCATCAATAGTTGCTTCACCAGTTGCAACTATGGCACATTTTAATTCTATTAATGTACTTGGATTACCAATTCCCACCTCTTGATAAAACATGTTTTCGTTATTAATTATACCTATCTTTTTCCATTTCTGCAAACGTGCTTTTGCTGTTCCTGAAACATTAATAATATATTCATCAAGTGTTACAGTGAAATTAGGTGATGAGAATGTTGGAGTACCTAAAACATGAGCAATACGCCCTCCACCTTTACCTTGTATAATAGTTATTTCATCTCCTTCAACAATCCCTGTTTGTGTTGTTGTAAATGTATTTGTTGATGTCCAAGTAATTGTAAAATCAGTATGAGGTGTTCTATTTTTTCTGTATTTCATCACAAAATTAATATCACTTGTTGGAGTGTACAACATAGCAATCTTTCTCCACATATCTTGATAGTTCGCAGCTCTTATTTGTGTTGTTGAAAAGAATCCAGCTTTTTGTTCATCGTCATAATAGTTATCAGTAAAAACGCCATATCCAACTGTTGTTGCATCTGAATAAAAACTAGCACCTGCTAGAAAATTACCCTTTTGTGTATCTGAATATGATGACTGGTCTGGTGTATTTATTAATGCACCTACACCTTTTAATATAATCTGTCCATAATCTGATGTTGTACCTCCTATAGTGTTATATGACATTGAATATTTATGATATAAAGTCTTACTTTCTGGCACATATTCCCAAATACCTGAATGTATATTATCTTGTTGTGTGGCATTTCCGTCATTATTTGTAGCCTTTATCAAAAGAGATAGTTTCTCATCAATCAAAGTCATTCCATTTGGGTGGATGAATCTATCGTTTCCTGATGAACCTGTTGCATTTGCATTGTATAATGCATTTCTTTTTACTGGTAATTTTGAAACCTCAACAAATACACCACCATTAAACTGTAGTAATGTTGCATCACTATTCATGACATAAAATACTCTGTTATCAACATATGCTGCTAATGCACCTTGTGCATATACGTTATATTCTGCTCTTGGAGTGTTTTTTGTTTCTGCATTCCAATCTATAACCCTTCCCTCTGTAGCATCTGTTTTTGTTGTACCAATATATAAACCAACAGAATGAGGTTTTATAAATGTAACAACATCGCTTGATTGTAATGTCATATTATACGCACTATCAGATGTACCTGATATAGCATAAGATGTATCACAAGATACAATCGTATAAGGCAAACGTGTCCAATATAATCTATTATTATATACTGTAACAGGTCTAACTATTGCATTTGATAAACCTGTATCAATCAATTCAAATTGCTCTGATGTATTCATTCTGTATATTCTTGACTGTGTTGATATGATGAGTTCACCGTTAAAAACAGCTAAATCAGAATATCTACTATCACAATCAGTTGGGGCTGTATAAGAACTTCCACCTCCTGCTATAACCTCTGCAAATGCACCTTGTGGATTAGATGCTTTAAAAAGTCTTGTCCCCATGACTGCATAATATAGACCATTATAATATGCAAAAGCACATGGTGTTCCCATGTTTGTAATTGTATTAGTTGTAATACGAGTTCTTGGAGCTATTAAAAGTTTACCTTTATTAAAGGTTAAATCACAATTAAATGAGTTATCAAGTACACCTTGTAAATCTCCTATATTAAGTTGTGTTATATTTGCATTAAATAGTTTCATAATATGGTACGTTATATTGTTTACCTCTCCATTTTAATATAATGAAGTTAGTAGGTTTTTTTGTAATAGTTATATCCTCTGGGTCGCCTGTTAGTGTATATACTTCTGTAGCTGTACCAGTTTTAACATCATTTACTACTTCATTTCTCATAATCTCACGCAATTCAATAGGCATACCACTATTAGTTAGTTGTCGTTGTAGTTCGTCAATTTGCTTTTGTAGATTGTCTATTTGTTGTTGCATGTTATAAGAATATTCTTGTTAGATACCACCATGGGTTACTTGTAACTGTGTAGTTTAGATATGGTGTTGTACCCCATGTCATAACTGCTCGCCATATCTGTGATGAACCGTATGCATTTGATGTAGACTGTAGTGTTCCTGATGAGTTATATTTACGTACTTTGTTATCTCCTCCAAAGTCTGTACTTCTGTACCACCCATATATGTTATCAGATGCATCAACTTGCAACAGCTGATTCGCTACGTTTGAAGATGCACCACATGTTATGTCTGATACATATGTTAATGTTGTACCTGAAACAGTATACTTTGATATGATTCTATCTGATGCATTGTTTCCTGCTTTATAGTTAAAGAAAAAGTTTGTGCCATTACTTGTCATAGATAAGTTAGATCCTCCTGTTGTTGCAAATGCCTGTCCTGATATTGTCATAAGTGTACCTCCTGTTGATAGGTTTGTTTTATCATATCTATATACACGGTAGTTGTTTGATGCATCTCTTAATAATATATATAGGAATGCTCCTAGTGTTACACTTGCAAGACATATCGCAGCTGATGCCCAATCTGATGTAAATACTCTTACTTGATGACCACCTGTTACAGTAGAGTTTACATAATAAATAGTTGTACTGTTTTGTGATGCTAAAGCAAACTGTGTTGTATCGCAATACTGTGTGTATACAAGTTCAAGTGAAGAACCTGTTATTGGTGAAAAGATAGTATACGCAGGGATAAGGGCAGGGTCTGTAGCACTTTGCGTTACAAAAGACAAGTTTCCTGAACCATCTGTTTTTATAATTTGGTCTGCTGTTCCGTCTGCATTTGGAAACTTTAATCCTGCTGTTCCCAGTTTTACGCTACCTGTACCTTTAGCTTTTACAGATAAATCTATATTTGTATCACTACCTTTAGCTTCAACTATTGGAGCATTACCTGTTGAGTTGTTAGAAACTCCCACATGATTTGTAGCACTTGCAACTGTTGTACCCTCAATCAACTCATTACCATTTTCATCTGCTATAAATCCGCCATTTACTATCTTTGGAGCTGTTAATGTTTTTCCTGATAGTGTTTCTGAACCTGTAAGACTTGCTGATTTATCACTACCAATAACACCACTTAATTTATAATCATGTGATGTTGTAACTGCTGAACCATCTGCACCTACTTTAGCTTTCAATGCTTCTACATTTGATGCTAGATCATTGTGTTCTTCTGGGTGTGTATCTTCAACTGGTGTATTATTTGCCCAGTCTGTTTTTAATGTTGGATTTAAATCTGATGGAAATGCCATATGTTTATATTAAATTAATTATTAGTAATAATGATATTGTTTTTGCTATATTAGTCCATACAGCACTTTGTCCGATGAATCCTGCAAATACTCTGTTACCAGATACAGGGTCGTATCTGATACCTGCTGTTAAGTCAGATTGTCCTGCAAACCACCCCTGTCCTTGTTCTCCTGTTTTTGCTTGATTATTCCATGTAGTCATATTATTTATTATTTTGATACATTATTTGTAATTTTGGTCTTACGTCTTTTGCTCTATTAGAGTAAAAATCACGTACAGATTGCTCCTCTGTAAGCAATAAGTCGTACAGGTTTTTTGCAATAGGCATTTGTCTGTCTATTGCATAATTAGCTTTCATGTGAAGAGGTACAAACTTATGAAAGTTAGATGCAAATCCTGGTGATTTTGTAGTATCAGTTGATGCAAAATAAGATGCACCTCGTGAGAAGTATATTTTTAATCCATTTTCTATAGAATAATTAGGCACAACATCTAAAAAGATTGTTGAACCTCGTTTTTCATATCTCGTTGGCGTACCAGTATTACCTGTATTATTTTCATAATATGTTTGTTGATTTTCTGTTTGTGATAGAGGAGATAGAGTTTTCCATGTACCATCTTCTCTCATAATCAAAACCTTTTCAATCTCTAAGTGGTCTAGTGCAAATTGATAATCTCTCTGTGTTGATACTACATTTGTTGTAGCAATAGCTAAATCGGTAAAGTTATTATCATCAAACTCCCATTTTTCATCTGCTGTCATAGCAAGAAAAACAAATCTATCCAATGCTCTGTTTGCTCTGTTTGTAAACTGTAATAATCTATTTGTATCACTTGTTATAGACCCATAACCCTCATCACCAAATAGAGTGATTTCACATTCTTGTAATATTCCTGATTTATTTGTGGTGTCGTTGAATTGCATGTTTTTATTTATTACGAGTTGATTTCAAAGTATTTTCTCTGAAACCAACCAATAAAGGTTGATTATTCTTTATGCAGCGGTTGTTAGAGCTGTCCAAATACTTGAACCTGTAGTATTTATATAAAGTCTAGTTGCTGTAGTTGAAGCTCCAGTATCTAGTCTAATATATAATGAACCTTTAGATGCTGTTAGAGCATTTGAAGGGTCTACTGAACCTGTGTTGATTGAGATTCCTCCAATCACTGCACCTGAATCAAGAACTGTGTTTGTTGCTGATGATACTGCCATAATTATTTTATATCGTTTAGTTTAGCTAATAATATATCTTTCTTTATTTCATATTTACTAGGATTTTGTACCTTGTAACTTTCAATAAAAGCTAGATATTCTTTTTGTTTGTCATTGAGTTTAGTTTCAACCTTTGGAGTTTTAACTTCTTCAATTATTTCTTTTGCTTTAACCATATTGTTTTTAGTCCTCTTATGTAGGGGTTAGGGGAATGAACTCGGTGGGGAGAAACATTACCCTAATCCCCACACAAGGGGAATTATATTTATGCTAGTGTAATATCAATGAACAAATCAGTCTTTGTGTACCATAGTTTGAATCCTACATAACTCCATACTAATAGTTCCATACCAGTTTTACCTGATACTGATTTCTCTTCATATCTTATACCTCTTGGAGAAGCGTAAGTTGCGATATTTTTAATACCGAATACTCTGTGTCCTGAGTTTGTAAATGAAGTTGTACCAGATGAACCATCAGCAAAAGTTCCTGTTCTTACAACATAGATTTCTACACCACCATATGATGTCATGAAACCGTTTTTAAGTGCAGCATCTGCATATGAGAATCCGTTTGTCATTTGAGCTGACATGAATCCTACAACATCTGTGTTCTCTATTACTAAGAACATTCCTTTGTAAGAATCTGCGAATCCCATAACCTTTGAAGCTAGGTTAGAAATTATTGTATTGATGTTAGCTGCTGTAGTAAATCCTCCTGCTGGTGTTGTGTACGCACCTGTTGCAGCTTCACATAGGTTGTTAACAACGTGATAGTCAATAGCGTATGCTACTGAATACATCATTTCTTGCATACGATTTGCATACATATCAAATGAAGTAAGTATTTTTTCAAAGTCAAATACATGCTCTGAAATCTTAACTTCATTATCTACTGTCAATGTGTCATCAGTTGTAGTATAAGTTGAAACTGAGTAAGTTCCGTTTATAGCTGTAACTGCTGCTGTTGGTTGAGAACCATAAGGGTTTTCAATTCGTTTTACGTCTGAATTATCTACAGTACAGATTTTTTCTGCTACTAGAGCTTTTTTTAGAACTTCTTGTAGTGTTGTTGAAAAATATTTCTGTCTGTATGTATAGGTTGATATTGTGTTCATGTTTGGGGTTAATTTTAATTATCTAATAAACCCCACCGAGTTTTTTTTATTTGATTCCCATTCTCGCTCTGAACAATGCTTTTATCTCCTCTTCACTATCTCCCATTTTACCATTTCTAGCATTTTGTAAGATAGTTTCATCAGTTACTTTTGGAGTTGCGCGTTTTACTGTTGTGCCTGTTGAGGCATTTTGAGATTGTCTAAACTCATTTTTTTCTGCCAACATTGTTTTAACAACATTACTTTTTAGAGCTTCTGCTACTGATATTTTTTTGAAAGTTGCATATTCTAATACATCTTCCACATCTTCATCATTAACATCTGCTTTTGCTAATGCAAATCCGTCTTTAACTGTTAGAGCTGAATTATTGTTTGTTTGAGTTTGGTTTGTTTGTGGCTTAGATCCTTTTGCTTTTGCCTCTGCTATCTCTGCTCTCTTCTTTTGGTCGTTGTAGGCTTTTTCCTTTTTTTCGTACTCGGCTTTCCAATCAACTTGTTCGTCATCTTGATTGTCATCTAAGTCAATCTCGATGTCTGCTTCTGTATCTTGAGTTAAAGTTTCCTCAATACTGTTTTTTGTATCATCCATGTTTTTAATCTATTTTTTTGAAGCAGGTTAGATACCTTCTTTAGTTACTTATAATTATATACCTACTACAAAACTTGTCAACTATTTAGTTGAGTTTTGTTTTGTCTTTAGCTTCAATTCCTCTGCTGACAATGGTTTGTTGTTAGCTTTATGATGAATTGTTGTAATAAGACCTTCTACTGTTGCAAGGATTACGTTTCTAGCAATAACTTTTATTATATTAGTTTCCTTATCAGCATCTTTTGAATATACTATGTCTGATATAGCTATAGTTCCTTTACCAGTGTTCAATCTTGATATAGAACTTGCGAAGAAGTCTAGTATAATCGGTAGATATTCAATATCTTTTTCTACTTGATATTGACTTCTCTCTTTAAGGTTAAATTGAAACCAGAAGTCATTTACCATTTGCAACTCCTCATCACCTGTTACTGTCGGCAATAAGTATGTTGCAACTTTTTTATTAACTTCTTTAGGAATTAGTTTTAGTAATTCTTTTTCTGATTGTGTATTCTCTATGCCTAGCAATACTTTACGTAGTGCTTTGAGCATAGGTTTATTGTCTTTGAAAGTTGGAGCAAACAAATCGTAATCTGCTTGCATCATCTCTGCTTGTTCTTTTTCTGATTGAAACATTATGTTTTTATTTTTATTAATTAATAATACCCCACCTTATTATTGACTATGGTGTAGTCTGGGGGATTTGTTGCTGTGGAGCTTGCATAGCTTGAGGTTGCTGTGCTGATAGTTCAACACTTGATACCTGTCCTGTCATTTCTAGTATCTTATTAAATAGTAGTTTCATGTTAGGGTCTTGTAATACTGCTGGATTTTGTGCAACTGTTTGCATTACTGTTGTAAGAGTTGTAAGTACAGCCTCTTTATCTGATTGCTCATTAGTAATTTCAACTTCAACACTATCCCAGTTAATATCAAGAATATCTTTCCATGTTTTATCATCAATTTCACTAGGTTTTATAAATCTTTGATTACCAAGTTTAGATAGTTCAGATTGTATTTGTGATGTTTCTCCTGCTACCATTGAAGCCTGTTCCTCTGGTGTAACTATTTCAGCATTTAGAGCTTTATCAATTATAATTTGATTTACTTTTTTATTTGCTACACCAGTTGTATACCATGTATCAAGTTGTTTAATACCTGCATCATCTAACACAACTGCTATCTCTTCTTTATTATTTAATTGCTTTCTTATATATGGAATAATCCACTCTCTAAACATTTCCTCAAGTGCCAGTCCTTTATTCTCTGTCATCAATTCAAATAATGAATGTGATTCTTGATTCAAGATAGCTACTTGTCTATATGCTGTTCCTGAGGGCATTGTGTTTCCTGATATAGCATCTGGTGTAGATGTAATCTCTTTACCTTGTGTCTGCCACTGTACCATGAAGTTTGTAATAGAAGTCAAATCATGACCTGTATTATTTACTTGTGTTAATGGACTATTTGGTTCATGTATAAAAATATCTCCATTCTCTATTGATGTAAGAGCATTTCTTCCTGCATAGTTTTTATCAGCTGTCTGATATATAACTTTTGATACAAGTTCCATTTGGTCTTTGTATAGTTTCACAGAATGGTTTGACATCCATTGTGCTTGGAATAAATGTTCTACTGCACCAATACCTAATGCTCTCCCATCTTCTTTTATTAAATCAGCTTTATGATATTGTTGTTTCTTTAGTTTACCTTTGTATAGTGAAAAATCCTGACTTTTACCTGAAAAAGATATTATATGAATCTGGTCGCAATATGTATTATCATCTTTGTCATTATCAGTAATCATTGATAAAGGCAAGTTACCTTGCACCTCGTACAGTTCAATATAATCTGATAGTGTATCAATAGTTTGGTTTCCTAATGTTTCTCTTGATTGTTCTGTTTCAAGTAATGCTTTAACAACTTCTTGGTCGTATGTTGGATTTAATCTTAGTTGTGCTGGCGTTAGATAAAACTTGAATATCTTAACATTATTTTCAAAATCTATTTGGTCTGTAATAAGTTTGTTCCATGATGCAACACCAATGTCTAGTAATCCATCTCTTTCTACAAACTTTGTAACAGCTGAACCATATCGTGAAAGTACACGACCCCACTCATTTAAGAATGAACCAAAATTTACTTCTCTCATCCAATTCTGCAATATACAGTTAGCAAGGAATACTGGAATAATCTCTTTCTGTTTTGTTGCTCGGAATCTTATATTCTTTCTATCAATATCAGTAGCACGCATCCATATGTTTGCTACAGCTGTACAGATATTAAAAAATGGTTTCTCTCTACCTAGTGCATCAAATTGTCCTGACGTGTGACGAGAGTTCAAATATGCTTCTATTGTTGATATAGTTTCGTATTGAGAATAGTCAACGTATTTAGATATGTTTGATATACCATTTACATATGTATTTTCTCTTTCTTTTACTAGTTGTGATATTGATTGCATTATAATTCTTCCCACCGAATTTTTATTACATAATAATTATACTAATATAATTTTTATAAAGCAAGCTATTTAGTTGAATTAAGATTTTGTCTATAAAAGTTTCTGTCAAAATGGTCGTTTAATTTACTTTCTGTTATATCACTTCTTGGGCGTATTGCTGTGAATCCATATCTAACGGAATCTAATAAATGGTCATAACCAGACTCTGGTATATTTGTTATTCTCCCTTCTTTATCTTTTTTCCATATAAAGTTATGATATTCAAGTGTTAGATTTAGAGAACGTCTTGTAGCAGATATCTTTTGATTCTGAATATATTGAATACCTTGATTTATTGAACCAGCACCTTTTTCACTTGGTAATATATTTACTCCATACACACGTATTTCATCAATACTTTTAGGCTCTGCACTATCAGCCATAACAAGTGCTTGTGGTAGGTTTAATAATATCTTTGCAATACGCTCGTTAGTCAATCCTTTTGTATATGTTATCTCATCAAGAATATATCCACCATTATATTTATAAATAGCTACAATAGCTGTTGGATCGTTTGTATATCCAAAATCAAGACCATAACATTCAAGTCTTGCTTCATGTGGTATATCATCAATAAAGTTCCAATCTTTATAAATCTTTAACTCATGTGATTGTGGCTCACCTAACCATTTATGTTTATACAATGATGGTCTATTTACCTTGTCATCTTCCATTTCATTTTTAATAACATCAGGCATGTAACCATATTTTAATGCAATATCATAATTTAGATTTAATATTAAAGTATTTGGTCTACCTTCAATTACTAAACGTCTATGTACAGGGTCTGTTTCAGTTAGTCTGTTGTATGTATAAATAAGTTTAGAACCTTCTTTACGAACTGTAGGTGTTAAGATTTCAATACTCTTTTCACTAATAGTTTGTGCTTCTTCAATCCATGCTATATCAATACCTTCAATAGATTTTATTGACTGTTCATTATGATGTAATCCTTTGAAAAGGAAATCAGAACCAGTAATTTTATTTACAATAGATTTATCTGTTACCTCAAAATCATTCAATCCATATTCATTTATTAAATCAGATAATAGTTGGTGTGATGATTCAGATATAGAGTTTTGAAACTCACGAAAACAACCAACACGTATTTTACTCATTCGTGCTTGTATCAAAAGGTATCGTGCTACAGTATGAGATTT